ATGGCCAGCATAGAGTCACGCCTGCGTAAAAACGGTGAGACCTCGCTCCGGGTGAAATGGAACGAGGGCGGTACGCGGGACGGCGCGGCGCAATCTCAGACGTTCACCGACGCGGGCGAGGCGGAGCGTTTCAAGGCGCTGGTGGACCTCAATCGGAATCGGTGGCCGAACCGTGCGCAGTTGCGCGCGATGGGCTTTGACTACCTCGTCCCGGGCGCGGTCGGGGTCGGCCCGAAGCTGGGCGAACTCATTCACGCCAGCATCGACGACCGCGAGCGCAACGGCCGTATCAAGGCGTACAGCGCGACGCAGTATCGGCGAAACGCCGCCGCCCATATCGACAATGCGGTATACGGTCTCGCGGCCTACTGGCCGCAGGAGGCTACCGGGGCCGTTCTGAAGGGGTGGCAAGACCATCTGCTCTCTGTCGGCGGCGAGCGTGGGAAACTGGCGCCGACGACGGTTCGCGCCTACCGGCGGGGGCTGCTCGAACCGGTCTTCGATGATCTCTCCCGGCCCGGCCTGGACGGCTCCCCGGCCGTCCTGGAGCGCAACCCGTTGTCCCTGGTGCCCGAGCCCTGCGGAGACGGGCGGGAGGGCCGTGCGTTGGGGCTGGGCGCCCTTGAAGCGCTGTTCTATGAGCTGGCACTCATGGGCCCGGACGCCTATGACCCGGCCGTCGTGGCGGTGACCACGGGCCTGCGCTACAGCGAGTGGGCGGGGCTGCTGGTCGGCGAGTCCGTTCACGAGGACATCGCGTCATTCGAGGTGCGGTGGGTGTTCAAGCCCGACGGCACGGGCAAGCGCGTGTTGCAGGTCGGCCCGAAGAGTAAGGCGGGTTTCCGCATGGCGCCCTACGCGCCGGAGCTGGCGCCGCTGATCACCGGCCGCGCCGAGGGGAAGCACCGGGGCGCGGTGCTGCTGTCCGACCGCGACGGGCGCCACCTGCACCGGGGGACGTTCGTCAACCGCATGCGCAAGGCCGCCGAGCGGGCGCGCATTCCCGACTTTGAGACCTTGACCGGGCACGACTACCGGCACACCTACGCCACGGAGATGCGCAAGGCGCGCGTGGACGGCCGGACCCTGGCCGCCGTGATCGGGCACTCAAGCGAGCGCAGCACGCGAACCTACATCCATGACGACACCGTTGATACCGCCGCCGTGGCGACAGTGTCCACGGCGCTCCTGGCGCGCCTGTCGGCCCGGCAGAGGCCGGAGACCGCCGCCGCCTAACCCAACCCATTACCGCGCCCCCGCCGACTCGTCGGCGGGGGCGCTTCCCGTTGGGAAGCGTTTCCCGTGGGGAAGCGACACGCCGTTAGACGCGAGTCCCTGCCCGGAAATATCAAGTCTTCAGGATCCCCACAACGACCCTTGTGCGACGCATACAACTAATGCGAAGAATGAGCCGGTTTCACCAGAAACGTATCAATATTTACACCCATTTCTGGGGTCAAAAAAGGGGGTTGATCGGTGAGATTCTCACCGTTTCTCACCAGAACGAGAAAACACGTTCTGTCCAAGATCGACGGTCGGTGACCGAACTGGCACACTCTGTGGACTTCTCGCGTCCGATCGGCGGGCGCGCCCGAAACCGCAGGAAGCAGGCCACGTTGTCCACGCAAGACCCATACTGGAAGGTCAAGGACGTTGCAGCACGTTTCAAGGCCAGCCGGTCCACTGTGTACGGCTGGATCAAGTCGGGAGTCCTGACCGCCGTCCGCCCGTCGTCCGGCGGCGCCTTCCGCGTCCCCGAGTCGGCCATAGCCGCGATGGTCCACCGCGCGACCACCGCCGCACCCGAGCGACCCGCGCTCACCTTCCCCAACCCGCCGCCCCTGCCGCCGATCGCTCCACAGCGACGCCGCAAGCCCGGGAACGGTCCACGGTGACCGGTGTTCACCGCGCCGAGGTGTACGGCCCCCTACAGGGAGCCGCCTACGCCCTCGCCCGGCTCGCCGACGAACGGCGCGGCCACGATGTAACCGACTCCGACCGGTGGGCGGCGCTACTGGCGTCACTGGCCGCACTGGTCGCCGACGGCGCGCCGCTCCCGGCCGCGCTGGTGTCTCTTGGCGACGGCACCGCGCGCGTCCGGCTACGCACACAGTCCGATCTAGACGCCTGGTCGGTGCTCCCGCAGATTGGTGCACCGGCCGCCCACACCTTCCACCCCGACCCCGGCTTTCGCATCGCCGAGGTCCACATGCACGGCATCAGGGTCACGTTCTCCGCATGGGGCAAACACGCCGCCGTGCCCAAGCAATCCTCCCGCTGGCGCCCGTGGCGCCGATCGAGAAAGGACGGCTCCTGAATGGTGTGGGTGAAGAAGCAGGCCGAGGCCGCCAGGAACATGAAGTTCCGGGTCCTGGCGACCTCGCCGCAGAAGTTCTTGGCGCTGTTCGGGGCGTGGTCGGCGCTGCTGGGGGAGGCGTCGTTGGCTTACTCCAACGGGTTCCTTACCAGCGCGATGGTGCGGGAGTTCAGCACGCCGCCGCTGCTGGACATGCTGGTGTCCACAAAGCACGGCAAGGCGCCGCTACTGCATCAGCGCGGCGACAGGTGCCGGTGCATGGAAGTGCACCGCAACCGGTGGCCGTTCGGGTTCGACTACCTGCTACACGACTACCTGGACTTCCAGCCCGACGCAGTCGAGGCCGCCGTTAAGAACCGGCAGGCCGCCGAGCGCGACGACCGGGGGTTGCGTCGCCAGTTGCGCGAGCGGGACGGCGGGATGTGCCGCTACTGCGCCCGGGAGACCAACCCCAAGGACACCAGGGGCGCGACGGGGCAGCAATTCGACCACGTCGACCCACACACCGCCGCCGGGGCGTCCAACATGGTCACCGCCTGCCGCGAGTGCAACCAGCGCAAGGGGCAGCGCACACCCGGGGAAGCCGGGATGCGGTTGCTGACCCTGGCCGAGATCGGCGCTCGCCGACCACGGGCGGACCACGGGGCCGAGGTCGCCGACCACGGGGACGCGAGCTATCCGGCTTCGTACGGTACGGGACGGTACGGGGAAGACGAAGAACCCGCCGACGCGTTCGCGTCGGTCGGACCTCCGGAGATCTCCCGACCCGCCGACCGTCCCAACCCGTACCACCGAGGCCCCAACCGGCTCGACCCGGAGCACTTCGCCGGGCTGCCCGAAGTGGACGAAGACGGTGGGTTGCCCGCCGCCGCTTGACCGGTGGCTGGCCGGGCTGCGGGTGGCCGCCAGCCACCCCCGGGGATGCGGGCGGCCGTTCCGCCCGCATCCCTACCGGCCGGACCCGGCCGTCCCGGTCGACCACCGAGGAACCGCCTACTGCCGGTGCGGACTCCCGAAGTCCTCCCGCTGGCACGACGTCCCGAACGAAACACCGTCCGACGTGGACGAACGGCACCACGAACTCAACCGCCGCCTGAGCGGCCCGGGGGAATCATGACCGACTTGACCTGTCCACAGTGCCTCGCGTCCAACGTGCAGCGCACCACCACGGCCGTCGTCGCCGACCTGCTGTGCGTGATGGCACCGACCATCGCGACCATCCTGGAAGCCGTCCTAGACGACTTCCAGTGCGGATGCGGCATGCACGCCCACTACCGGTGCGGCGGCTGCGGACTGGTGTTCACCACCGCCCTGCCCGCCGAGGAGATCTCCGAGGAGGCGACCGCCAGTGCCGCAGCAGCCTGACGACCTGGACGCCCGCTTCGCTGACGTCCAGTCCACAATCCCCGGCCTGTCCATCATGGAGCACCCTGCTCCCGCCGGCGCCCACCGACTGGAACCGCGGATTCCATTTCGGACGACGACGTTCGGGCTCATCGTGCAGCTAGTTTCCTTGGTACTAGCGGGATACGTGATCGCGTTGCTGTCCATCATGGCCGTGTTCATCGGTTGCTCGATCCTCTTCGGATAGACCACGCGATGTCTCTGCTGGCGGCGTCGGGCTCCACAAGGGCCTGGCGCCGCTTGCGCGCGTTCATCCTCGACCGCGACGGGTGGACGTGCCTCGTCCCCGGCGCCGACGGGCGGGTGTGCGGCCGGTACGCGCGCACCGTCGACCACATCATCCCGCGCGCCCACGGCGGCACCGACGACCCCGCGAACCTGCGGGCCGCGTGCTCGACCTGCAACACGAAGTCCGGCGCCCTCGTGCGCCGCCCCGGCGCCCTGGTCGTGGTCGTCGGCCCGCCCTGCGGCGGGAAGACCACCCGCGCCCGCGACCTCGCCGGGCAGGGGGACGCCATCGTGGACTATGACGACCTGGTGGAGTGCTTCGGCGGCGAGCGCTACGGCCGTGACCGGCTGCCCATGCGGCTCGCTGGCGTCGCCCGCGCCGCCGTCGTCCGCTCGCTGCTGGCCACCCCGCCCACGGGCGGCACCGTCTACATCGTGCACACCGCACCGGGGCGCGGGCAGGTCGCCGCGTACGTGCGCGCGGGCGCCGTGTTCGAACTCGTGGACCCCGGCCGTGATGAGTGCCTACGCCGCGCCGCCGACGAGCGGCCCCGCGAGTGGGCGCGGTACGTCGCCGACTGGTACACCAACCCGCCCCGCCTACCCACCGACGCGCCTACGGCGCCCTCGTCGCGCTGGTGAGACACCCGGTTTTTTCCTCCGGCCCCGGGCCGGACACCCCGCGTCCCCTGTCCGTCTCTCCCCCGCACCGGCCTACCCCACGCGAGAACCACCCGGAACGCGAATGATCCTCACGGTTGCGGCCCGGAGGAGACGACAAGAGCCCCCGCGCGAGCGCGGGGGCTCTTCAGATGCTCGGTCAGCGGGTAACGGTGCTGAGAAAGCCGCGCCAGTCGTTGGCGCTGAGTTCGAGGATCGGCGAGCCGTCGGCAAGCTTGCTGTCGCGAAGCTCGAAACGGCCCGCGTTGGTGCGGGCCTCGACGCACTGGCCCTGATTCCCACCGCTGCGGCTGGACTTGCGCCAGGGGGAAGGCTTCATAGCTGGTACTCCTCAAGTGGCACTGCTTGCGCGATCATGCTTCCGAAGGTAGCCCTACGGCTCGCGAAGGCTTCGGCCGACTCATCGTAATGCGCTCCCGTTGCAGCCTCCGAGTACACCACATCCGGATCTAGGTCATCGGGGAATTCCAGCAGGGTGAACGGCTGCCCCTGCCCGGCATAGGCGCCGACGGACGCGGGCAGGACGAAGACGCGAACGTTCGGGCGGCTGTTCATCGTGTAGAGGCGCTCAAGCTGTTCGGCGTGCGCTGCGGGGCCACCGATGACGCGGCGCAGTGCGCCTTCGTCAATCGCCAGTTCAAGGCTGGGGAGCGGGATACGTGCGAAGAAGTTCAGGTGCCGCTTCAGTCGAAGGTCCACTGTGCTGTCAACGGCTTCAGCTTGAAGGGCTGGGTTCGCCGACAGCAGGGCTCGCATGGTCGCCTCCGTCTGCAACAGACCTGTGACGTAGGCGACCTCATAGGTCCGGATCGTGTGGGCGATCTGCTCAAGCTCAAGGTAGAGCTGGAACCATTTCGGCACACCGGAACCGAACGGCTCCCACCACCCGGCCTCTAGGCACGCCTTTGCCATCCTGACGAGTTCCTTGCTCAGATCGCTGGCGGGGTTCTGGCCGTACATGTCACACAGTTCCTTGACCTCGACCCAGGCGGGTTCGACGATCTCTCCGGCCTCAAGCCGGTAAAGCTTGCTGGTGCTCATGAGCTTCGTTCGCGCGATGGCTCCCGCTGAGATTCCGGCGACTTCACGGAGGTTGAGCAGACGGCGGCCGAGCTGGCGACGCGTGAGGATCGGTCCAGGCATCAGCACAGGATGCCGCATCACTGCGCGACATGAGAACCCTTGGCGTGGGGGAGTCGTCTCCCCATCTTGCTTGTCCCGTGGTGGGACAACGTGTCTTGCACGCTGAGTCGTGGCTTCTGCACCGTTCCTTTCGTACTGTCCCTTGTACACCGTCCCTGAGCAGGGCGGAAGCCTCGGGAGTCAGCACCCGGGCGACATGACGGAGGGAGGGGAGAACGTTGTCGGTTACCGGATTCCCGTTGGTGGGCGCTCTCCCCTTCCTCGTCCCGAAGTTCCCCGGCGCGGGGTGGCTCAGTGCCCGCCGCGCCGGGTGTACACACGCCGGGGCGCGGGCCCTTTTTCCTGATCGGGGCCGAGCGGCCTCTTTTCGGGTTTCCACCTGCCCGTGTCCCGGTCCAACCCGCAGGGAGCTGCGATGGACGGCGGACGACATCTGTACTTCGTGGCGGAAGGCGGCGGGTTCGAATGTGCCTGCGGCACAACGTATCCGCACTGTCCACACGCACCACGGTCGATCGTCTCCCGGCGCCGGTCCCCACGACCGCCCGGAGCCCTCGCGTCCCCTGCGGACAGTCCAACGCGAGCCCCTGGCCGGGCGCTTCGGCCCTAGGAAGCATCGGCGCCCGGCCAGGTTCGGAACCGACGTCGGCCGAGGCTGACGTCCTACACCAAGGAGATCACGATGAGCAGCGATCTGTACAGCCGTGACCTGTCCGGCGGCTACGTCCGCGCCTGCGGCGGCAACACCGGTGACCAGTCCGACCCCGGGACGCAGGACTCCTGTGTGGAGTACGCGCCGATCACCGGCGGCGGTTACGCCCTGCGCGACACGAAGAACCCCGACGGCCCCGAACTGCGGTTCAGCGCCGAAGAGCTGGACGCGTTCGTGCAGAGCTATCAGGGCCTGTAGGCCCCTTCCCGCCCCGATCGCAACACCGGCCCCGGCGGCGCCCCTCCGAGCCGCCGGGGCCTTCCACCACCACACACAGGGGATGCCATGACCATCGAGGACCAATGGATCTGCCACCGCTGGCGCGGACACGGCGACGTGCTCAACAAGGCCACCGACGCCGACCGCCGCAACCCGTTGACGAACCTCCCGCCGCTGATCACATCGGAGTGGCTGAACAAGCCGAGGGAGCTTCGCGCGAAGACGTGCGCCACCGCCGATGACGCCGTTGCGTGGCTGGAGACCGAAGTCAACGCCGTCAGCCCGCAGATCAAGGAACCCGGGGCCTGGTCGCGGTTCACGACGTCCATCGAGGACTTCCGGGACAGGCTGACGGCCTTCCGGCCGGTGACGGTCTCGTACTGGCTGGTCGACAACACCCGGCTGGACCTCAACGTCACGCCGTCCCGCTGGCGCGAGCCGGAGGCGCCGCCGTCATGAGCGACATCGAAACCCTCTGGGACGAATACCAGAAACACCAGCGGATCAAGGGCGGCCGGTGCTCATGCAGCGCCTCGTCGTACCCCTGTCGCTGGCGCGCCGACGTCCGCGACGCGATGCTCAAACTCGGCGTGGACCCCCTTGTGGACGAACGCAAGGCACCGGCATGACGACGACATTCGGCGGCAAGAGTTCCGCCGAGTGGTACGAGATCTGGGGCGAGCACCGAAGCAGGTGGTATGACGCGTCCGACCCCGATTCGAGGAGGTGCACGGCCGGTTGCGGGGGCTGGCCGTGCGAGAAGCGCAACGAGGCGACCCGGCGGCTCGCGCAGGCGGGTGTGAACCCGCGCGCGGTGCTGCGCGGCGAAGAGGAACGACCGGTGTAGACCTTCCACAGTGAGGAAACGGCGCGCGGCCTGCCGGGGACGCGCGCCGTCCTGCATGATTGCCCGCGTGACAGGGCCTTTCGAGGAATTCCAGAACGGAGCACGGCGCGCACTTGAGCTGCTGTCAGAGGCGCAGCGTTTACTACGCGGCGCCCGGGAGAAGTACAGCCAGGCGCGCGGCGAACTGACCGACGCGACCGAGGGCGCGGGCAACGACCGGGTCTCGGCGTCACTGGCCCGGCTGGAGACCGTGGGGGAAGTCCTGGAGCGCGCCGACGTGGGCTCTGTCGGCGCCGGGGAGACGTTCACCGAGTACCTGCGCCAGATCTACGCCGACGCCGCCATTGTGGATTCGGGGGTGCCGTCCACCGTAGACACCGGGCCGCAGCCGGCCGAAAGGACGCCGGAGCCGAGAACGCCTGTGCTGCAAGGGTTCCGGCCGCTGGCGTCTCATCCGGAGGCCGTCTCGGAAATCAAGCCGCACGTCGGCAAGCGCAACGCCAACGGCCGCCGGATCGCCGTCGGCCGCGTCTACGACGGCGAGGGCCGCCCGCTGGGGCCGGTCCACGAAGCCGACGACGACGGCCCGGCCGGAGACGGGAAGGACATTGTGGACCCGTGGCGGTCCTACCCCCGGATGCGTCGCCACATCGAGGCGCACGCCGCCGCCCGCCTGCGCCAGGACGAGAACATGACCAAGGCCGTCGTGTACATCAACATGAAGCCGTGCAACTACCCCGACGGGTGCGACCCGAACCTGTCCGCGCTCATCCCAGAAGGAAAGACGCTGTACGTTCACGAGGTGACGAAGCGGGGAAGCACCCGCGTGTGGATCTACCCGGGCACCGGGGAAGCGATCGAACGGGAGCGCGGCAGTGAGTCTTGACGGGACACCGGTCACCACCGACGAGGCACTACACGCCGAACTCAAGGCGCTCAGCGAAACCATGGGCACGCGCGAGCTGACCGAGCACGTCAAGACCCTGGGGCTTCTCCCGCCCGACGAACGGCCCGGGTGGGCCACTGTCCGCGAGTTCGGACCGGACGGCGAGGACATCGGCCTGGTGTGGGCAGAACCCGACGACGAAGACGACCGGGACGGATAGCCAGACCCGGCCGTCCTATGTCGACCAGACCTCGAGCAAACATGCAGGTATGCGCATGTTGGCATGAGACGCTGTCGGCATGGCGAAGAAGTCGGCGCAGCGCGACGCGCTCCCCGGGCTCAAGCAGCGTCCGGCGGGCCGAACTGAGCGCGCCGTCGGCGCGGCGATCACAGCAGGGCAGCGAGCGAAGACGATTCAGACCGTCGCGGATGGACCGCTTGCGGCGACCGCGCGGACGCTGGCGCGGCTGCTCGACGCGGCCTGTCTGGATGACGACCGGTGGGCGGCGGCGAAGCTGGCCGCCGAGTTGCGCGCCACGCTCGCCGATCTCGGGCTGACTCCGGCCGCGCGGGGTGCGTCGGCGCCGGACCGGTTGACGGAGTTGTTGGAGGATCTGGGGAAGCCGGATGCTGTGCCCGGTCCCGCCGCGTTACGCCACCGCCCGTGACCCGTCCCGGCTGACCTTCGGCGGGAAGGTCGCGAAGGTGTCGACGGCGCTCGGGGCGCCGTTCATGCCGTGGCAGCGGCAGGTTTGTGACACGGCCCTGGAGATCACGCCCACCGGCCAGTGGGCGTACCGGGTCGTGGTGGTCACGGTGCCGCGACAGGCGGGTAAATCGCTGCTTCTCGGGGCGCTGTCGGCGCACCGATGCCTGACGGGGCGCCGCCGCCGGGTGTGGATGACCGCGCAGACCCGCGCCGACGCCCGCGACCTCTGGCTTGAGCACGTCGACGCCGTGGACTCCTCTCCACTCTCGACGCTGATCACCTCGCGCATGTCCAACGGCTCTGAAGAGCTGAAATACACGGCCCTGGCGTCCACATTGCGCCCGTTCTCACCGGGTCCCGAGGCGCTGCACGGGAAGACGACGCACCTCGTGTCGGTGGACGAGGCGTGGGCCTTCGACGCGGTGCGCGGCGCGGAGCTGGCGCAGGCGATCATCCCGACGCAGACGACGACCGACGCTCAACTGTGGATCGTCTCGACCGCTGGCACCGCAACGAGTGCGTGGCTGCGCGAGTTCGTCGACAAGGGACGGGACGCCACCGCGGACCCGGGGCCGGCGGGGACCCGCCGGTCCACAGTGGCGTACTTCGAATGGTCCCTTCCGGACGGAGCCGCAACCGACGTCGAGACCGTGTATCAGAACCACCCCGCGCGCGGCTACACGCTGCGCCCCGACGCGATCGCGTCGGCCGCCGAGCTGCTCCCGCCCGGCGAGTTCGCGCGCGCCTACGGCAACCGCTGGACACAGACCGCCGAACTCGCCATCCCCGCCGAGTTGTGGGAGGCCGCCCGCGAACGCGAACCCGACCAGCCCGAACCCGGCGGGCCGGTGCTCACATGGGACGGTCCGGTGGACGGGTCGTCGGCCACGATCGGTATCGGCTGGCGCGACGATTCCGGGCGCCTGGTCGCCGAGGTCGCCGACCGCCGGGAGGGCACGGCGTGGGTGGTGCCGCGCCTCCTCGAACTCGCCGGGCGGTGGCGTCCACGGTGGGCGGTCGCCGACTCGCGCTCACCGATCGCGCACGTGACCGACGAAGTCCGGCGGCATGACGGGCTCGCCGAGATCCTGCACGAGACGTCCGCAACGGAGTACACCCGTGCGTGTGCCGGACTCCTCGCCGGAATGCGCGACGGCGGGGTGCGCCTCGCTGCTCACCCGGCGCTCGACGCCGCCGCAGAGGTCGCCGCGAAGCGCTCCGTCGGAGACGGATGGGCATGGGGACGCCGGGGCAGCGCCGGAGACATCGCGCCGCTCGTGGCCGTCACCCTCGCCGCATGGGCCGTGGAGAACGCACCGGCCGAGCTGCCAGAGTTCGCGATCCTGTTAGGACGCGCGCGCCGCCGCCGCGAGCGGCGCGCGGGCGGAGAGTTCAAGCGTGCGCAACTCGTCGTCGACAACTCCGGCGACCATCGAGACGAGTTCGAGGTGTGCGCCCTCGCCGAGTTCGAGCCCACGCCGCGCCAGCTCGTGCCCAATGAGGACGTCAAGGACCGTCGCAGCGGACAGGCCGGTCATCGCGAGCGTGAGGGCCTGGCGCGCCTTGTGCTTGTCGGCGGAGCGCTGCGGATGCGGAGCCGTGGGCGTGTTCGTCATGCTTCCTACTATGCCGCCTAGTAGATCGCGGTACGGTGTGGATCATGGAAAGCTCTTCGGGCGCCGCCGCGCCGATCCGGGGTGGACTGTCGCCGTACAACCGCGTCGTCTGGCCGGATGTGCTGCCGTGGATGGACGCCGACCGGGCGCGCACGGTGCCGGGTGTGGCCCGTGCACTGCTGCTCATCACGGGGATGATCCGGCAGACCACCTTGGACGACTACAAGGGAACGCAGCCGCTGCCGCGCACGCGGTTCCTGGAGCAGCCGGACCCGGCGCGCTCGTTCGCGTGGCTGTTCGGGCAGCTCGTCGACGACTACCTCATGCACGGCAACGCGGTGGCCTACATCTCCGCCCGCGACTTCTACGGCTACCCCGCCGCCCTGCGGTGGCTGCCCGCTGCATGGGTGGCGATCGAGTGCGCACAGGAGGACTACGCCCGGCCGCGCTACTGGGCTCGCGGCAAGGAGATCCCGGCCGCCGACATCGTGCACGTGCAGCGCGGCGCCGACTCGTGGTGTCCCGCGCGGGGTGTGGGCGTCGTGGAGCAGCACATGCGCACCCTGTCCCGGGCGATCGCAGAGGAGGAGTACGAGGCGTCGGCGCTCGCCGACGGCGCCGTGCCGTCGGTGGCGGTGATCGCGCCGAACCCGCGTCTGTCCGAAGAGGAGGCGACTGCCGCTAAGCAGCGGTGGACCGACCTGTTCGGCGGGCCGCGCCGCGAGCCCGGGGTGTTCCCCGCCGGTACGCAGATCCTCCCGTTGTCGTGGTCCCCTTCGGACGCCGAACTCACCGCCGCGCGGTCGGCGACGCTCGTCGACATCGCCAACGCGTTCTCTCTCGATCCGTACTGGCTGGGCGCGCCCTCGGAGTCCTTGACCTACCGGTCCCCGGGGCCGATGTACCTCAACCTCCTGCGGACCACGCTGGAGCCGATCATGACCGATTTCGAGCAGACGTGGACCGCACAGCTCGTCCCGCGTGGACACTCGCTCCGGCTCGACCGTCAACAGCTCCTCGCCGACGACATGTCGACCACCGTCACGACCCTCACCGAGGCCGTCTCGGGCGGGCTGATGACCACCGAGGAGGCGCGTGCCTACATGGGACTGTCCCCGGTGCCGGCGAATGCCGCACCGTCCACATCCGACACGCCGCCGCCGGAGACCGAAACCGTTGGCGGAGCACAGATCGAGGAGACCGAGCAGTCATGAGCGCACCCACCACGTTCGCGCCGGAGCTGCGCGTCTACGGCTCCCCGCGGATTCGCATGGCTCCACTGGAGACCGTCCGCGAAGAGCGCGACGCGCCGGTCGTCCTGGAAGGCCGCGCCGTTCCCTACGGCGTGGCCGAGCAGGTCAGCGACGAGTACGGCACGTACTTCGAGACGATCGCGCCCGGCGCGTTCCGCAAGTCCACGAAGGAGGCGGCCCGCGCGCTGCCGCTGATGCTGTGGCACGACCACGACGCATTCCCCATCGGGCGCGCCATCGCGTGGCGTGAAGAGCTGGACGGCCTGTACGGGGCGTGGGAACTCGACTCCTCGCCGCGTGCGCAGGAGGCCGGGCGGCTGGCGCGCGAGGGCCTGCTCACCGGCCTGTCGGTGGGGTTCGCGCCGATGGCCGGGCGCTCCACCGTCGACCCCGCCACGCGAGACTCGCTCGCGCGGGTCGTCCATCACGAGGGCCGTCTACTGGAGACCTCGCTGTGCGCCGTCCCGGCCTACGCCGGGGCCGGAGTCACCCTCGTGCGCACCGCAGGGCGCCCCGTCGGCGGACAACGCACCGGCCCCGCCCCGGCGCCGCGCCCGGCACTGGCGGAGTGGCAGAACTGGCGCGCGAACCTCACCACCTGATCTACTATCGCCCTTAGTAGTTCGCGCCGCCTCGCTGCGCCGACCGTCCACGCCGGACCCTTGCGGGCACCACCTGGCGGTCACCCGGAAGGCACCCGAACAGACCTTCATCCGTCTGTCCGCATTGGAGCCTTCTCATGGTCACCAACTGCACGCCCAACCCGGTCATCTCGCGCCTGGAAGAGCAGCGCGAAGCGCAGGTCGAGTTCGTCGACAACCTCCTGTCCCATGTGGAAGACGACGGCGGGCGCGACCTCGTCGACGCCGAGCAGGGCAACCTAGTCGCCGCCCGTGAACGCATCGCCGCGATCGACGCGCAGCTCAAGCCGCTGCGCGAGTTCGAGACCCTGCGCGCCAGCGCCGACACGGCCACCACGCGCGCCGTCGGCGGCGGCGCACGGGTCACCGAGCGGGCCGCGCCGTCCGCTGAGGACGGTCCGGTCTACGACTCGCCCGGTGCGCTGCTCCTCGACCGGGTGCGTTCCTTCGGTGCGCCGAAGATCGGCATCGCCCGCGATCCGGCCGCCGCCGAGCGCCTGACTCGCGCCGTGGCGAAGATGACCACGGCCGAGACGCCCGGCATCCTCCCGACGCCGATCGTCGGGCCGGTCATCAACATCATCGACGCGCGCCGCCCACTCATCACCAGCCTTGGTGTCCGTCCCTTGGGGAACATCCCCGGCAAGACGTTCTCCCGTCCGATCGTCACCCAGCACACGAAGGTGGGCGTCCAGACGGCGGAGAAGACCGAGCTTGCTTCGCAGGCGCTCAAGGTGGAGAGCCTGGAGTTCCCCAAGGCCACCTACGGCGGCGTGGTCAACGTGTCCCGGCAGGACATCGACTGGACCGACCCCGGCGCGTGGAACATCCTCACGACCGACCTCGCCGACCAGTACGGCCTGGCCACCGAAGCGGCGACCGCTACCGCGTTCGCGACCGGGATCACGCAGTCGGTCACCGTGGCCACCAACGATCTCGCCGGGTGGGCGACGGCGCTCTACTCCGCCGCCGCCAAGGCGTACGCCGGTGGTCAGCGCATGCCCGACACCATCTGGTGCTCGGTGGACATGTGGGCGATCATGGGCGCCGTCTGTGACACCGCCCGGCTGATGCTCCCGCCCCGCGCCGACGGCAACGGCGGAACGCAGGACATCACGAGCTTCTCCGGCGACGTGTTCAACGCGCCGCGCATCGTGGCGCCGCTGCTGCCGGAGAAGACCGTCATCGTCGGATCCAAGAGCCTGTACGAGTACTACGAGGTCCAGTTGGGACTGATCCAGGCCATCGAACCGTCCATCCTCGGTGTGGAGGTCGCCTACGGCGGCTATGCCGCGTCGGGATTCCTGGAGCCCAAGGGCTTCTGCAAGATCGCGCCCGCCGTCGTACCGCCCGTCGAGACCCAGAAGGCCGGGAAGTGATGGCCGGGTTTCTGTGGCGCTGCTGGTTTCGCGTCGTGACGTGCCGTCCGGTGTGGGCGGTCGCGGTCGCGCTGCGGGTCGTCCCCGGTGCGGGTTCTCCCCGCCCGCGCCGGGGCGCCTGCCGGTGCCGGGGCGCACGGCGCCGCCATCACACTCGGGGGCGACGTGATGGCGGCTTATCCCACCGTAGAGCAGGTCCGCGCGTGGCTCAAGCTCGCCTCGTCCTCAATGGACGACGCCGAGCTTGGGGTCGTCCTGGACGCCGAGACGGCCGCGCAGTCTCGCGCCTGCCGACTCCCCGCAGACGGGACCCTCCCGCCCGACGCCTACGCGGCGCTGCTGCGGCGCTGCGCCCGGGAGGTCGCCGCGCGCGGGGTCCCGCTGGGGCTGACCGGTCCGTCCGATGAGTACGGACCCACCCGGCTCCCGGCCTATGACGCCGAGATCGAGCGGCTAGAGGGCCCTTTGCGGATCGCGGTGATGGGCTTATGGGCATCCGCGAAGACCTCGCTGCCGCTGTGTCCACGGTGGCCGGTTGCACGGGGTATCGGGTCATGCCCGACACGCCGCAGGCCGGGGACGGGTGGCCGTCGTGGGTGTCGGCGACCGTCCTCACCGGATGTTCGCTCGCCGTCGTCTGGCACGTGTGGGTGGTCATGGCAGGCGCCGATCACGGAACCGTCGTCGACGCCGAGGACCCCGTTATCCCGGCGCTGGCCGCCGCGTGCGGCGAGGTCGGCCAAGTCGACCTCATCGAACCCGTCCAGCTCGCCGGGACCGACCCGGCCGGAAACCTCCTGCCGTGCGTGCGCGTGCAGGTCACCACATAGGAGCAACCGATGACGATCACCAAGAGCCGCCTCAAGAAGGGCAAGCTCACCTTGACCCCCGACGGCGGGATCGCCGTGGACTTCTCGTGCCAGCCCACCAACGTCACTCTCTCGACGGAGTACGAGGAGGACGGCGAAGTCTTGGAGGTCCTTTGTGGCGACTCCGACGCCCCGACGCTCAAGACGGGCCGCACGCTCAAGGTCACCGCTGTACAGGACTTCGACGACCCCAACGGGTTCATCAACTTCCTGTGGGACAACGAAACCGAGGTCGTGGCCTTCACCTGGACGCCCAACAGCGACGGCGGCCCGACCTACACCGGGCGCGTGCAATGCCGTCTTGGCGACATCGGCGGCGACGTGGCCGCACAGCTCACGTCCGATCTGGAGCTTCCGGTGATCGGGGAGGTAGACCGGGCCTTCCCCGCCGCCCCGGTGTTCACCGCCGAGGAGGACACCACCGACACCACGCGCATGACCGTCAAGGTCACCGTGGTCTCCGGCGGCCCGGCCGCGATCGCCTTCGGCGACGCCCGCGACAAAGGCGACGACACCACCGACACCCCCGACGCGGGAACCGCCAGCCACCTCTACACCGAGCCGAACACGTTCACCGTCAAGGTCACCGGCCAGAGTGGAGCCTCCGCCACAAAGTCTGTGACCCTGCCCTACACCGGCGGCGGGGGCGGGTGATGGCCCGCGAGGCGTTCACGATCGACGTGGACGGCGCCGCGCAGCTACGGCGCACCTTGCGTAAGGCGGGGGCCGATGCCGCCGACCTCAAGGACGCCAACGCCGCCGCCGCCGCGATCGTCGCTCGCGCCGGGGCCGCCGCCGCGCCCCGCCGCACGGGACGGCTCGCCGCGTCCGTGCGCGGCAACCGCGCCGTTGGTGCGGCCGTGGTGCGCGCCGGAGGCGCCCGGGTCCCCTACGCCGCGCCGATCCACTGGGGATGGCCGCGCCGGGGCATCGCCGCGCAACCGTTCCTGTCCGACGCCGCCCGCGCGACCGAGGCGCTGTGGCTGGCCGCGTTTTTCCGAGACATGCAGTCCATCTGCGACACCGTAAGGGGAGTGTGAGAAATGGCTACACGTAAGGGATCCAGCCCCCGCAATGCGGTGCCGGCCGAGACCGGCTCCGGCGCCACGGAATCCATTCAGGACAGGTACGGGCCCATCGAGGTTCCGTCACTCGACCAGCTGTCGTACGCAGAAGTGGACCGCATCAAGCGCGTGACCAACGTCGACCTGTTCGGCGCGAACCTCAAGCCCGGCAAGCGGCTCGCCGTCCTGGAGTGGTCGGCACGGACCCGCGCCGGACAGCCGGTGTCGCTGACCGACATCTACAACAACGGGTCCATGGCCGGATGGCAGAAGGTCGCCGCACTGTCCGACGAGGACGACGCCGACGGCGAGGACGCCGACGAGGACGCGGAGCCGCCGGACCCTACACGGACCCCGGCGGCGGCGTGATGAACCGCGCGCGTCTGGCCTACGCCTTCCAGTGCTCCCCGGTCGATCTGCGAGACCTGACCGTTGGTGAGGCGCGCGCGATGGTCGCCGTCCTGGACGAGGTGAACGAGGCGCACAAGCGCGCCCGCCGCAAGGGATGAGAGGAGGTGCGCCGTGGGAAAGCCCGCAACGCTGGTCGTCAACATCATCGGCAAGTCGCAGTCCTTCGTGAACGCGACCAACACCAGCGACCGCGCGATCAACGGCCTGGGGCGCACCATCCGCAACGTGGCGTCCGTGGCCGCCGGGGCGTTCGCTGTGGACGGTCTGTTGCAGTTCGGGCAGGACGCCTTGACGGCCGCCTCCGACGCTCAGCAGGCCATGGGCGCGGTGGACTCGGTTTTCAAGGGCGCCGCCGGACAGGTGCGAGGCTTCGCCGACGCCGCCGCCGAAGCCGTCGGCCTGTCCCGGGCCCAGTACGGGCAACTGTCGGCCGTCCTCGGTTCGCAGTTGAAGAACATGGGCGTTCCGCTCGACGCGCTCGCCGGGCAAACTGACCAGCTCGTCACCATCGGCGCCGACCTCGCCGCACAGTTCGGCGGCCCCACCTCGCAAGCCGTGGAAGCCTTGTCGTCACTCCTACGTGGAGAGCGCGACCCGATCGAACAGTACGGCGTGTCGATCTCACAGGCCGCCGTCAACGCGCGCATCGCCGCGTTGGGGCTCGACACGTCCACCGATGCCGCGCAGCGCAACGCGACCGCACAAGCCACGCTCGCACTGCTCGCCGAACAGACCGCCGACGCGCAAGGCGCCTTCGCCAGGGAGTCCGACACCGCCGCCGGAGCACAGCAGCAGGCGACCGCCGCGTTCGCCAACGCATCGGCCGAACTCGGCGAACGGATGCTACCGGCCTTGACGGCCGTGACGTCGTTCATCGGAGACAACCTCATCCCCGCCGTACTCGCCACCGCCGACGGGGTTCAGTCCTTCGTGGAGTGGCTCACCGGCACCTCGACGGCGGCGCAAGTGCTCCTGCCGATCATCGGCGGCATCGTCGCCGCCCTCACGGCCTACGCCGTCGTCCTCGGTGTGATCCGGGTGGCGACGATCGCGTGGACGGCTGCTCAGTGGCTTCTCAACGCCGCCCAAGCCGCCAGCCCGATCAACCTCATCATCCTGGCCATCGTCGCCCTGGTCGCCGCCGTGGTCATCGCCTACCAGCGGTCGGAGACCTTCCGCAAGATCGTTCAGGCTGTGTTCCGCGCCGTCGGTGTCGCCGTCGAGACCACTGTGGATGCCGTCGTGGAGGCGTTTGAGTGGTGCGCCGACATGGTCGACAAGGTGTGGACGGCGATCTTCGACGTGATCAACGGCGTGGTCTCCGGCATCACTGGATTCTTCGACGACCTGATCGGCAAGATTCAAAGCGTGATCGACTGGTTCGGTCGCATCTCCGTTCCCGACTGGCTTAAGGACGTCGGCGGCTGGTTCGGTGACATCTTCTCCTCGCAGTCGGCCCCGACACTGCGCATGGCCGTCACCCCGGCCGGGCTTACCGCCGCTCGCGCCGCGCCGTCGGCGACGTCGCCGACGAACCTCGCCGCGCTGCGGGTGCCGGTCGTGCGCGTCTACATCGGAGACCGTGAGTTGACCGGCATGGTCAAGACCGAGATCCGTGCCGAAAACCTCGGGCTCGCCCGCCGTATCCAGGCCCGGCCCGGACGGAGCACGCGATGACCACGCCACCGGCCGCGCCCACCTGCATCCCCTACGAAGACGCCGATCCGTGCCCGCGCGTGGAGATCACCGTCACGCCCGGCGCCGACAACGCCACGATCACCCTCTACCGGCAAGACTCCTCGGGCACCGTGCCGGTCCGGGGCGGGTGGCGCATCGAGGTCTCCGGCCCGGCGCTCGTCGTGGACTACGAGGTCCCGTTTGGACAGCCCGTGGAGTACTTCGCCGTCGGGTACGACACCGACGGGAACGCCTCGACGCCGGGACCGACGAGCGAGCCGGTCACCGTCGACAGTGACGGGTGCCCGTGGGTGCAGGACCCCACCGACCCCGAGAGCGCGCAACGCTGGCAGGTCGTGGACTGGGAGGGCATGGCCTACGGCCGGTCGGCGGCCGTGCTGCGCCCGATGCTGTCGGCGACCGCGATTGCCGTAATCGGGGTACGTCAAGAGCCCGAGTCTGAAATGGTCGCCCGCACCGTGACCGACTCCGCCGCCGCCGCGCTGCGCGCGCTGTGTGCCGTGCCGGTGCTGCTGATCCGCCCGGACCCCTCGTGGGGGTGGCCCGCGCGGTACTGGCTCGTCGGCGACGTGGAGGAGACGCGGCAGGCGCCGAAGACCGGCGACGACCCGCGTCGGGTGTGGACACTGCCGCTCACGGCCGTGGACGCGCCCTCGCCGTCCCTGCTGACCTTCCCCTATGTGTGGGCCGACGTCGTGGCCTACTGGGACACCTGGGCCGACCTCATCGCCGGTAAGGCAACGTGGCTCGACGTCATGCGCGACCCGGCCCCCGGCGGTGCGGCGTGATCGGCCACTCCGGCGCGTTCGCCGCGACGCTGGCCGCCTCGCACGAGGTCGTCACGACCGCCGATCTCTGGTACGCCGGGCGCCTGGTCGCCGCCGGGCTGCCACTTGTAGACGGACAGGTCCAGCAAGACGCCGACGACGACATCCGCGCCCGCCTCACGTGCACGATCGCGTGCCCGACCGGCGAACTCGTCCCCGACGGCGCGAACGGGCTCACCCCGTTCGGTGGAGAGCTGCACATTCGGCGCGGTGTACGCATCCCCGGCGGCGCCGTCGAAACGGTCTCGCTGGGCTGGTTCCGAATTCAGCAGACCGACGCCGAAGAGGCATACCGCCGCAACCGCGCCGGATCCTGGGTCTCCGGCGGCGCCTCGATCGAGGTGGAAGCCCTCGACCGGATGTCGGCTGTGGACGACTCCCGGCTACTCGCCGCCGGGAAGCCACCAAGGGGCGCAACGTGCCTGTCAGAGATCCGCCGCCTGTGCCGGGGGCTGCTCCCGCTGTCCACCTTCGACGTCGCCGACGAAGCGGTACCAGCCGGGCTCGTCTACGAGGAGTCCAGGTTGGAGGCCGTGGCCGCGCTCGCCGATGCCTTGGAGGCCAAGGCATATGCCGGGCCCGAGGGCGCGCTCACCTTGACGCCGGTGGCCCCGACCGATCCCGTGTGGACATTCCAGGGCACCGCGGCCGGCGGTCTGCTCGCAGTGTCGCAAGTAGCCAGTCGCGACGGCGCCTACAACGCCGTCGTCGCGCGCGGCGAGGCCGACGGCGACAAGCCCGCCGTGCAGGCCGTCGCCTACGACGTCACCCCGAACTCGCCGACGCGCTGGGACGGTCCCTATGGGAGGGTCCCGACCTTCTACAGCTCACCGCTGATCAAGTCGGTGAAGCAAGCGCAGCGCGCCGCCAAGACCAGGATGGACAGTCTCATCAGGGGCCGCGAGCGGCTCTACCGGATCGAGGCCGTGCCCGTCCCGTTCCTCGAACCACTCGACTCGGTGACCGTCTCGACCCCGCGCCTGCGGTTCGTCGGCCAACTCGTCAGCGTCGACATGCCGCTCACCGCCGAAGGCGGCGCCGCCGTCTACACCGTCCGCGCGCTCGAATCCGGAATCACCGTCCTTGACCCCACCGAAGGAGGTGACGGCGATGCCGCTTGACCTCGCCGACGTCCTGCGCCGTCCACGAACGACAGAAGCGCGAACCGCGCTCGTGACCGGCGTGGACGGCGGCGCCGTCACGGTCAACCTGGACGGTGGGGAGATCACCGTCGGGCATCTCGCCGCCTACACGCCCGCCGTCGGCGACGTCGTGTTGATCCTCGCCACCGCCGCCGGGACGTGGTACGCGCTGGGCAAGCTCGGCGCCACCACCGACCCCGGCCCCAACCCGCCGCCGGACACCCCGACGAGCGGGACAGCGACGTTCCCGGCCACCGCCGCCGGGTCCTACCTCGACGGTTCGGCCCGCACCGACCGCCGCGACGTGTTGCAGGGATCCGACCCATCCGGCGCCGGATCAAATCAAGGCGCCTGGTGGTACGGCACGGCCATCACGGGCACCCTCGCGGGTGCCGTCGTCGGTGCCGGGCGCATCTGGGTCCGGCGCCTCCCCGGCGGCTCACAAGGCCCCGTGACCGTCTACGCCTACGCCCACACCGCGACCGCGCCGACGAGCGCGCCCCCGGCGATCGTGGACGGCCCGACGGCCGTCGGTGCGCTCGCCGTCGGCGAGGCAGCGTGGTTGCCCCTTCCGGCCGGATGGGCGCAGTCCCTCGCCGACGGCGCCGTGTCCGGGCTCGGGCTGGCCACCCCCGACGACACCGGGCTATTCCTGGCCGCCGCCGGTCTGGCATCCGACCCCCAATCCGGGGCCGTGGAACTCGACTGGTCCGCCCCCTAAAACGCCCCCACACCCGCCATGAGAGCCGAGGAGGAAAGCGCCATGGGAAGCACACCCGTATACGCCCTGCCCTACCCCGAGAGCACCGACCCGCCCAACGGCCCGGCGCAGTTTCGGGCACTCGCCGAAGCCACCGAAACGGCGCTCGCCACGTTCGGGATGGCTACCGACATCATGGCCGGGCGGTTCCTGGTGAACCAACTCGCCACCGGCAACCAAACCCGCACACTCACATTCCCGCGCGCGCTCAACGGCGGAAACGACGTCGTCGGACTCGTCACCGGCTACACGACCGCCCCGAACAACAACACCGTTGCGCTCGGGCAGGTAACCCGCACCAACATGGAAGTCACGACCTATCGCGGGTCGAGTACCGGCAACTGGACGATCTATTGGGTTGCCTTCGCGATCAACACCGCCGTTCCCACCGGGCTTTCGCTCGGCAACGACGGCCTGATTCAGTGGCCCGCCCCACCCGCAGGCGCCGCCGACGACGCCTTAGGCGACTGTGAGGGTGCTCCCACGGGAGCACCGGACCGCCAACAGCTCTTGACGAACTGGATAGTTCTGTACGAAACCGACGCCACAGAACCGGGCGTAATCGCTCCGAACCTGGTCAGAAGCACGCAGGCTACATAA